TATGCAGAGTGACGGAAAGGTGCGAGCGCCACGAGCGTTTGCCCGCGGCTGTTGACTGCGACGGCATACGCGCCGGCGTTGAGTGACACGGGTGCAGGCGAGCTCGAGAAGTTGAACACGCCGTTCTGCATGACCTCGTTGGTCAGGTCGAATGTCCGCACGATCTGTCCGGTGATCCCATCCAGCTCAAACAACTCCGCCCATGATCCGCCTGACTGATACCAGTCCGCGTTGCGCTTGGTCCCGACGATGAAGGTGCCGGCGCTGGCGTTGGCCGCGATTGCGTTCTGCAACACGAGCCCGCCGAGCTTCTGCCGCCAGCGGATCGCGCCGTCGGTGGTCCGCAGCCCATGCACGTTCTCGGTCGTGGAACTTGGCCGGTATCCGCCGACGCACAGGGTCGATGCGGACTCCAGCAGGGCGATGGCGAAGGCGCTCGGCGCCATGCTCGCGCCGCCCGGATCGCGCGCGCCGCCGACAATCTCGGGAATGTCGGTCTGGTAGATCGTCGTGCCGTGCGTGTACGCGCGGCGGTAGCTCTCGGCGTCCACTTCCCAGCCGCGGACCGTGACCGCGGTGAGCAGCCCGTAGCGGGTGGAGGTGGTTGGATCCAGATACTCGTCCGGCGCGGCGTCATACGCGGCATCGAGCCTGGCCCTAGCGACCGTAACGTCGCGCACCGACCCGTCGGGCTTCTGATCCGCCTGCGTCCCGTCGTATCCCCATCCCTGCGCGGTGCGGGCGAAGAACACATCGCCGCTGGAATCGACCGCGAGCGAGTAGATCAAGCCGCCACGCGGGCGCTGAACGCCGTATTCGGACGGCCTAAAGGTGCGGTGGTCCTCATATCCCGCGTCCCCGGTTTCGGTCCCTTGGGGGATTGCCCAGCGACGCAGGCAGTTTCCGCCAACGTCGGTGGGCGTCTTGAGCGTGTCGTCGTCGTACTGGATCTGGTAGAGGCTGAGCGCCGAGCGATAGAACTCGCCCCACGCTTCCTTGGGGTCGGCGCCAGAGTCCGCGACCACGGCCCCGGTCGCCGATGCCGACCCGGTGATCGCGGCCCAGAGGTAATCGGCCCCGTCGTAGGTCAGGCACCCGATGTCCTGCACCTCGATGGCGAACGCCGCGGACACCCGCTTGATGTACGTCAGGTTGTCCGCGCGGAACACGTAGATGTAGTGATTCGCCGCCACGAAGAGGTACGCCCCGAACTGCACCATCTTCGAGACGGTGAGCGGGATCTGGGCGCCGGAGATGGGCGCGGTGTACGGCGCATCGTGATCGACGCAGTACGCGGTGTGCGTGAAGCTGTCGGGCGTGTCCAGATCGAATCGGGCGATGAACGTGATCGTTTCGGCCGTCGTGGTCTGCCCCGTGTCCTGCCCGATGCAGGCCAGATAGCCCACGTCGGGGTCGGTCGAGTGCCAGCAGCAGCCGAAGGCGCCGTATCCGCCCACGCTCGCCGGCGGAACGCTCATGGTCGCGCCCGTGCCGCGGGTGTCGCGGAGGACGGTGCGCACGGTCCAATCGGACTCAAGCACCAGGGCCTGCCCGATCCAGTCGCCCGAAACGCGGGATGTGCCGGTGGTGATCTCGGTCTGATTGGTGTTGTCGTAGCCGGTCACGCCGGACGCGGTTCCCACCACGCCCATCGCCTGCACGCGCGAGCCGGCGCCGACGCTGAACAGTTGCTCGAGCTTGTCGCGGGTGGAGAGGTTGTACCGCTTCCGCCCCACTTCGCGCGGCCATGCGTTGAGCATCGCCGTCGCCGGGCAGATGTCCGGCTCTTGGGCCGTAAACGGCGGGGCATCGCTGACGCCTCGCCGCGGAAGATTGGTGGTGACCTTTTCCATTGGAGGCTTGGCAAGGAGGCGGCGCCGGGGGTCGGTCGCCCGATCCAAACCCCCGGCGAGCCGCGGCCGGAAAGGGCGTGAATCAGTGGCCGGTGAGCGTCTTGAGGTACTTCTCCACGCTGTTGTGGTCGTCGAACACGAGCCAGCCGCCGAAGATTTCCAGTCGGAGGTTGGTGCCGACGGGTTCGTTCACGCTGATGGCCAGAGAGCCGAGCGTGAACGGCGTGATGGCCTTCTTCTCCGCATCGGTGACGCCGGTGTAGAGGTCGGCGACGTACAGGCGGATGTTCTCCGGCGCGTTGTCGGCGGCGTCCGCGGCGCCAGTTACGGCGGTCGTGTCGGTCAGGGCGCCGAGCTTGTAGGCGGTGGCCGCGTCGGACGAGACGAACGCCGAGCCAGCGGACATGACGCCCGTGTCGGGGTTGATGACCGGGCTGGTGAACGTCGCGGTCGCGGTGATGGCAAGGTCGGAGTGTCCGCCAGAGCCGCTGAGGTCAACCAGGCGGGCCGCGAGGACGAGCTTGAGCACCTGTTTGCGTCCGTCGCGGTTCTCGTGCCGCTTGTAGTTCGGCGGGAGCTGGAACGGCACCTTGGCGATGTCGGTCGTGGTGGCGGCGGCGCGGAACCCGATGGCCTGCAACTGGTTCGACCCGCCGGCGGAGACGAGAGCGATCGCCGAGCTGGTCGACACGCCGACGGCCGTGATGAAGTCGCCGACGTACCAGTCCGAAACGGGCGGCAGCGGGATGAACGCGGGCTTGCCGTAAAGCGGGGGCTCGAGGACAGTCTGTGCGTCGAGGTGCATGGCGTGCTCCTAAAGGCGGTTGCCGTCGTAATCCCGAAGGACCACGGATGGGGTTGCGTCGAATCCGACCGGCGCCTCACGCGGCGCGGCCTCAAGTGCGTTGTCCTGCATGACCGAGATTCCGAGCCGTCGCGCGGCCTCGTTCTTGGCCTCTTGCAGCGCCGGGGAATCGGCGGTGCGCGCGGTGCGCTCGAAGGCAAGAACCGCGTATGCGAGGACGGTTTGGTCGTGAACCGCTGGCCACGGGCCGACCTGGTTGTCGTCCGTGATCTTGGCGGGGCGCTGAAAACACTCAAAGACCAGCGTGTACGCCTGCGCGGGCTGCGGGAACACCTGCATCTGCAACAGGGGGCGGCCGTCGGTCGCGGTCGGGGCGCTGGGGGTGGCGCTGATGCGGTATGCCTGCCCGAAGGCCACCATCGACGGGCAGCCGGTCGCGTCGGGTGACGTGGCCCGGGCTCGCTCGATCGTCATTTGGTCGACAAGGCGGGCAAGACCGGAGACGCCGCCGGTCGGTGCGTACACCGGAAATCGCGTCTCGTCGGGGATGGCCGACATGCCCGGAGGCATGGCGTATCGCACGTTGGACCCGTCGATGCACGCGCCGGCAGTGCCGTCGGTCGACAGCACGACCGAGACGGTGCGACGCATCCAGCCCCACAGCCGCTCGTCGCAAAACTCGTTGATCCCCTGCTGGACCGCGCGAGTCAGGCGGTCAGCGGCATCCACGTCGGTCGGGACCGTGCGCGCGCCGCTGGATGCGCTGGCGATGAGCTGCACCCGCTCGCTGAGGGCGAGCTTGAGTTCAGCGATCGTCATGGTGGAGGCCGGGAACATGAATCACCCGCGATTGCAGCAAGCGGCGTCCGTTGGGGACATCGCGGGTGGTGGTATGTAAACGCGAGCTCTCGCCCGCGAAGGTGGGGGCTGATTAGCGACCGCGGCGGATGTAGACCCACTTGAGGGCTGCGGCCGAAGAGGTGTCGGCGGTTTCCTGCGCGACGGCGAACGCTTCGGCGGTGGCGCCGACGCTTTCAAGATCCTCGGCGGCGCTGGTGGACGCACAGGCGACGAGTTCGCCGGCGGTGTTGGGTGCGAGCAGGGTCACGCCAGCCGTCGCGTTGGCCTTGACGATGGCCTTCACCCAGCCGCCGACCGCGAGGCGGAGCTGGGTGCCAGCAGCCGTTGCGGTCTGAGGCCCGTAGACCACGCCAAGCGGACCACGCTGGCCAGTGGTTGGCACGCCGTAGACCTTGCCCTTGCCGCCGGGGACAAGGGAATCGTGGTCGTAGGGATCGCCCTGAACGACGCGACCCTCTTGGGGGCCGTTGGTCGCCGCGACGGACGCGGTGCGCGACCCGGAGGTCGCGTTGATGTTGTAACCGGACCAGACCCCATCGGTGATCTCGACAAAACCGTCATAGGGCCGATTCGCTGAAAGGTGCATGGCTTGCTCCTGGCCCTGTTGGGCCGTGAAATGCGGTGGTGGCTGTGACGCCGTGGATTACCAGTTGCCGTGGATGACGCCAACGCCGTCGGTCGGGGTGGTGCAACGCATCTGGCCCGCGTACTTCTTGGGCATGACGTACACGCTGGGCTTGGGACGGAAGATCTCCGTCACGGCCCACTTGCCCTCGACCGGGTTGAACTTGCAGTTCGCGTGGTTCACGAAGAACAGCGGGTTCAGCGCCGCGATCGCCGTGGGCATGTTCTCGGTGCCAACGATGGTGCGGCTGTCGATCTGCACGCCGTTGACCATGTAGTAATCGCCGCGGCGGTCGCCGGAGAGCTGGTTCACCAGATCGCGGTAGGCGTTCGCCCAATCGAGGGTCATGTAGATGCGGAACTTGTTGCCCGTCGAGTCGTTGGCGCCCTGCTTGCCGTTGAACTCCGACAGGTAGCGGTAATTCATGCGGACGAGCATGCGCGCCGACGTTTCGATCAGGGTCGCGCTCATGCGGTGGTCGTGAGTGGCGACCACGGTGCGGGCGCGCTCATTGCGGGCCAGCGCGCGGTTCAGGTTAGCCACGGTGCCCGTGACGGTGCCGTCGCCCAGCGTGGTGTAGATGCCGGCGCGGGAGGGCTCGAGCTGCTCGGTGAACACGCCGCCTGAAGTCTGCGAGCGAGCGGCCCAGTACGGGACGCCGAGCAGACCCTGGAGGCCATCGGCGCCGACGCTGTAGGGCACGTTGAGCATCGCCTTGTCCAGCTCGCTCACGTGGGCCTCGAACGCCGCATCCTCGTCGCCTTCCTTGAGGCTGTAGACGAAGCCGTCGCTGGAACGGTCGTTGAAGCCGTCCATCACGAAGGAGTCGTACATGCAGTTGGTGTGCGACTGCCAGAACGTCGGCGTGACGCTCATCTGGCTCATCACGTCGACGCGGTTGAAGGTCGTCTCACCGAACGCGGTGTACGACTGGACGGAGCCGGCGCCTGCGTCGAGGACGCGGATGGTCCACTTCCGCTGGAAGTCGCGGGTGGACATCTCCTTGCCCATCTTGACGAAGTTGTCATAGGCGGGGTAGCCGAGGACGCGCTGAGACGAGTAAAAGTCCTTCTCGATCGTCTCTCGCATCGCCAGCGTGTCGGACAGAAGGCGGGACTGGGTGGTCGGGGGCATGGCTCATGCTCCTTTGCATGTTCCAGCCCGCCGGGCGTGCGGGCCGATTCGTGGACAAACTGGCTCACACTGAGCCATTGAGTGCTGCTTGGGTCGCTGCAAACGTTGAAACGGTGGACTTGGACTTGGTGGGCTTCGGTTGGGCCGCGGGCGCGGTGGAACGAATGGCGCCGGTTGGCTTGGGCGGTGCCTTCGCGGTGGTCGTGGTCTTGGGGGCGGCGGCGGGCGCGTTCAGCACGCGGGCTCGCGCGGCGGCAAGGATGCTCTTGGCGCTGACGCGCTGGCCGGGCTTGAGCTTCTTCTGGAGCTCGGGCAGCATCGCCTGCGCCTCGTCCAGAATCGCCTCGCGGATCTTGACGCTGGCGGGCACGCCGATCTCGGTCATCATCGCGTCGAGGGCCTGGCGATCGGAGGCCGCACGCTTCTCGGCCTCTCGCGTCACCTTGGCCTGATCGCGCTGGACCATCCGGCGGCGGGTGTTCTCCGCTTCGGCAAGGGCCTTGCTCTGGGCGACGACCGCGGCGAGGGCCTTGGCGGTTCCCTCGGGGAGTTCGTTGCTGTCGGCGTCCTCTTGGATGGTGGCGATTGCCTCGTCGTAGACGGTCAGGTCGATCGCCGGCGCCTTGCTCACGAAGTCGACGATCGTGGCCGGAACGTCCTTGAAGGCGTCATCCTCGGGCTCGTCCTTGCCGTGGGTAGTCTGGGTGACGGGCGCGAGTTCCGCGACCAAGGACGCGACTTCATCGTCGCCGAGTTCCTGATCCTCGTCGGCGGGCTGCTCTTCGGCCTGCTCGCTGGCGTCCTCGGCTTCGAGTTCTGCCAGCGAATCGGCGGAATGGTCGTCAAGCTCGGTCGGCGTGGCGTCCTCAACGGGCGGTTCATCGCCAGCGGTCGGCTCTGCGTCAGGATTGCGATAGATCCAGGTGAACATGGCTGCTCCTCGGGCGCGGGTGCATCGAATCGCACCCAATGAAACGCACCGAAAAGCGGGCCTCAATAGTTAGAAACCTAATGAAGTTAGCCCTTTTTTGGCTCTGGATCGCCCCGAAGCTCGCGCTCTCGCCTTGTCCACGCCCGCATCGCGGTCTTGGTCGGGGCATAGACGCGGCCAACCCCATCCTTCTCGACGCGCACCTCGCAGCCCGTGCCGGCGAACTTCTGTCGCACCTCGTCGGCCTCGTCGGGGTGGATGGCGATGTCCCAAAGGCGCTCGCGCGTCCCCTTGAGTTCGTCGCCCTGCATGGCCTGGGATCGGCACTGACCCTGCACGTCGGTTTCGGTGAACCCGCCGCAGTGCGGGCAGGTCAGCGCGTCGTGGTCCGCGTTCATGTGGGCGAAATGCTCGGCGGACTGGTGGCATTGCAGGCAACGGCGGACGTAGACGGGCATTATTTGGCTCCAACGTACAGGTTGTTTGCGGCCTCGGCGATGCGGCGGCGGGCGTAATCGGCCCACGCTTCGTCCTTCTCTATTCCTATGAACGTGCGGTCATTGCGGGCACACGCGACGCCGGTAGACCCTGACCCGGCGAAGCAGTCAAGCACGACCGCTCCGGGCCTTGTGCTCGTGCGGACGATGTGCTCCATCATGTCTACAGGCTTCTCGCACGGGTGCTTGCCCTTGTACGCCTGCACCGTCTTGAATGTCCAAACGTCGGTGTATGGCACATCGGGCGTGACGGCGAACGGTCGCCGCAGGTCCTCGTACTCGCGGCGTAGGTAGTCGTACTCGCGGCGTAGGTAGTCGCCGCCGGATTGGTTGAAGAGTTGCCTAAGCCATTGGTAGTTCGCTGCGGTTGGGAGCGACCACTGCACGCGCTCGAACCAATGGCCCGCCATCCCGGTTACGGTGCGGCTGCCTGTGACTTTCTGGTATTCTTCGGCTACCCGTCGCGTCGTCCAACCTGCGCGGTCGCGTTCGCCCGCCAAGTACGCCCGCAACGGCTCGAAATAGTGCTCGGCGAAGATGACCTCTTCCCACGGCGAAAGAAACGACCGCAACGTCTCTTTGTCGGCCTTGTTGTGCCATCCTGCCTCTTTGATCCATCGGACCCTATTTAGCACGTTGAACCGTTGGCCTATCCGCACCTCAACGCGCGCTGCCATCTGCGGCGACGCGAAGCAATAGACGCTGCCGTTGCTCCGCAGCACGCGGTACCACTCGTCGATGATCGACGACAGCCAATCGAGGTACGCGCCATCGTGTCCCCACTGCCGATCCCATGCCTCTGCCTTCACACGAAAATACGGCGGGTCTGTAATCACAGCATCCACGCTCGCGTCGGGCATCCCGCGCAGGACTTCCAGACAGTCGCCGTGTATCACTTCCCATGTGCTCACGCCTTCACCTTTTATTGAGCCATCGCGGGGGCGTAATCGCTCTGCATCTGGCCTTGGCGACTCGCCGAGCCCTGCGAGCGTTGTTCGGTGATCTGCTTGACCGCGGCCGCGATTGCCGCGGCGTCCTGCGTCGGGAACACCTGGGCAAGCTCGGGCCATTCCCATGCGTTGGCCAGCGCGCGGACCGTGCCGGCAACGTCGCCGCCGACCTGGGCCACGCCCGCGATGGTCGGCATGAGGATCTGCATGAGCTCGACCAGCGAACGCTGGCGCATCCGGGGGTCCATCGGGGTGCGGGCGCCCGTGACGGCCTTGTATCGCAGCGATTCCCACGACAGATCCGAGCCGATCGGGACCGACGGATCGAAGTTGATCGCGATGGTGGACCCGTCCGGCAGCGGCACGGGGATCTGCAACATGGGCTTGGGGTTGGCGTTCAGGTACCAGCCGACGATGGAGAGCATGCGCGAGAAGGCCGTGTCGCGGCGAAGGCGCCAAGCCCGCATGATCGTGTCGGAGTTTCCAGCCAGCAGGCTCGCGCCGGTCGCGGTGTCGGCCCCGGCGTTCTGACCCTTGGCGGATGGGGTGTACGGCCCGTTCCGGTTCACCAGAGACGCGGAGAAGGCGTATGCCGCCATCACGGGCTCGACCATGCCGCCGTAGTTGACTTCTTTCGCGGCGTTCGGGTCGCCGAAGATGGTCATGTCGCTGCGGCGGTCGTTGATCTGGGCCGCCATCTGCTTGGACGAGTTATCGACCACCAGCTTGCGGCGCGCCGTCCAGCCCTCTTCAACGCATCGCGCGGCCATCATCGCCGTCGCAAGGTGGGCGTCCATGAGGACCGATGCGGGGCTCACGGGCTGCATCGACCCGCTCAGGAATCCGAAGGTCAGCGGCACGTACATCGAATCGTGCGCGGGGCCGAAGTGCTCGTAGGGCTCGACCAGGAACCCGTCGGCGTTGTCGTCGTAGTGCGGCATCGTCGCGCACAGGCGCTTGCCGCCGATCTGCATCTCGATGTCGACCAGCTCGATCAGATCGACGATGTTCAGGTCCATCTCGTCGCTGGAGCGCTTGCGTTCGGTGTCCCAGATCGCTGGCAGCCTGTTGATCCAGTCGGCCATTTCACCCGAGATGGTGCCGGACGCGAGCAGGGCTTGGCGATCCACCAAGTAGCGGTCCGCGACGTACTGGGCGCGGTGCAGGTCGCCGTCGCAGTTGGGATCGACGATCCAGTTCGACACGGGGACGCGCCACAGGTAGGGCTGCAACTCGTCGTATCGCTGGGTGCCGAACGGCTGGGGCATGTCGGGGCGCATGATGCGCACCTTGCCGATGCCGATGCCGAGCAGGGCGTCGAGGACCAATTCGCCCGCGCGCTGCTCCATCTGCGTGTCCTCGGCGACTTGCTCGAGGCGCACGGTCTGGATGGTGGCGACGAGGTTGTCGTCTTGAAGGCGTGGCTCTGCCTTGGGCTTGAACCCGTCCGCGGTGAGGTGCGACAGGAACGTCCGCGCCATTTCGCCCAGCGGCGAGTCCGGTTGCAGGCCGTGGAGCTCGTCGGGGAAGTCGTTGCTCGTCAGGACGCCGTTGAGCTGGCAGAGATCGCCGCCGTCGACGTGGTGGCGCCCGACGTACTCGGCGATGGCCTTCCGCTGGAAGGTCCGCATTTTCTTGATGGTCGCGTGGTCGTCCGCCTTCTCAAGTGCTCGGCGCACACGCTCGTAATCGAGTTTGAAGGTGGACACAGCGCGGCTCCTGGCCGCTTGCTGCTCCCCTAGTGTAGCCGTTTCCGCTCGTGCTTGATATCGACGCCAGCGACCCTCGCGCGGTAGAAGCGCTGGCCGTCCTGCTCGTCGAGGAACTTGTCCCAAGCCTGCGCGTCGCGCGGGCGAGGGTCGGGCATGGGCTCGTATACCGTGGGCACCGCGGCCATTGGGAGGCCGGCGACGGCGGCGAGCGAGACGGGGGGAGTGCCGGCGGGGGTGGTCATGGGTAGGACCTCCCAACTGCAATCGCACTCGACCTCGCGGCATCCTCCGCGTTGGTCGCACGGGATAGGAACGCAGCCACCGTTGCAGGCGAAACGTCGTCCACCTCGTCGATGCACGTCGCCCATCCGTCGCCCATCCAGACGCGGGACACGACCGGCGGCGGCTTGGGGTGCTGGGTCATGGGGCGGGCTCCATAGTCACGGCTGGCGTCAACCACCACCAGCACGCGAGGGGGCGGAACCATCCGTTGTGCCAGATCGTCGGCACAAGCCGAATCTCACGCTCAAATGGTCCATTGCACTCGCCGACTGGAATGTCGGCCATAGGCACAAACGACCAGATTAGAAAGCCATCTCGACGTAGGGGCATGGGCGACCTCCTGCGTCATGGTACCACCCGCATCGCCTCCATGTGGTCCAAAACCGCTCGCGGCATCAGCCTACCCGTGAACGGATCGCGCCCCATCGGCACGTCCACCGCCCGCATCGTCTGCATCATCTGCACCAGCGCCGCACGCGCCAGCACCCGATCCGCCCAGACGGGCCGCATCTCCGGCAGCTCGCCCACGTGCGCATGCTCGGGCCGCGTGGTCGTCCACCGATACAGGGCGGCATCGGCCCGCGCGTCCTTGCTCGGATCCCACAGCCAATCGGACCACGCCGTCCGCACGTCCATGATCGCGTCGGCAAGCTCGCGCTCGTTCGCAGCCCATCCCTGCCGCCCACCACGCACCGGGACCGCGTATTGGGCCAGATTGCCCGCCATTGCCAGCCCGGCGGGGGTGTGGGTCAGCACGTTCATCGACACGTCATTGCCCAGCCACAGGGACAGGCCAGCCACCAGCCGCGGGGCCATTTCGCCCCTCACAACCATCTCGGCTATCACCCGCCGCAGGCTCACATCGGCCACAACTGCATAGGTCGGCACCTTGTCGCCGCCGGCGCTCACGCCGACCGCATACCGACCGCCCTTTTCTGGGTCTTGCCAGATCGTCAGGCAGCCGCCAGCGTCCGGGACCACCGCGACGATGCCCGGGCGTCCTTCCGCAATCGCCACGTCCAGCGGCGTGTGCTTGGGCGCCGTGATCCGCAGGTCGCAGACACGGGCCAGGGCCAGCGGCGGGACCGGGATCTCGTTCTGGGGAAACACCGCGACGTGCCCAACGCCCTCCATCGACATGACCATGTAGCGCAGGGCGTCCATCGCGTGGTCGTGCTCCTTGATGACCTTGTCCTCGCCGTCCTTGTAGCAATAACCCTCGATTTCGCCGATGCTCTTGGTGCAGGCCGTCTCGAACGACAGGCGCCCGGCCTCGAGCATCGCCCGCGTCGCCGCGATTCCGTCGTCGACCGCCTTGTTTGCGAGCTGGCAGGGGATACCCGACTCACGCAGGGCGTTGATGAAGTCGGCCGCGGCGGAGTCGCACACGACCTTGTGCAGCGGAACGCGGGCGGCCTCGGCGATCGAAATGAGTTGATGAACCTTGCCGACGCGCTCGGACTCACGCAGGCCCGATCCGTACCGCTCGGCCACGATCATCACGCGGCCTTCGGTGTCCTCGAAGCCCAGCAGGGCGGCAAACGGGGCCGCAAACCCGTTGTCGATGCCGATCCACGCCCGTTTCCACTGGGCCACCTTGGGATAGTCCCGGATGTGCTTGGACCGATCCCAGCAGGCGTAGACCATGCCGTCGGCGGCGACCCACTCGCCCAGCACGTTCCGGCGATACATGACGCCCGTGAGCCGACGCAGGTTCTTGACGTACTCCGCCGGCAGCCACGGGTTATCGAAGCTCTTGGTGCGGATCAGGTGCGTGCCTTCCAGCGCCGTCGAGCCCGGTGCGATCCCGAACCGCTGGGCGAGGAAGTGCGTCGGGGCGTCTGGGTTGCATGCGGCGTAGACCTGGAGCGGCAGGCCATCGACCTTGCGGCGACAGCGACCGAGCAGGGTCTGCCAAACGTCCGGGTCTTTGGTGTCCGTCGCCTCGTCGAACGCGGCCCCGCTGAACTCTTGGGAGCCCAGCTTGTCCATGTCGTCGAGCGGGCAGTACCAAATCTCGCCGCCGCCGTTGATCGTGATGATGCCGTCGGTCTTGTGGTGCGTGTACGAGCCCGCTGGCAGAAGGGGCGGTGTCGTCGACGTGCCGCTCAGCAGCGTCTTGAGCGTGGTTCGGCGCAGGTAGTTGAGGTGAACGCGGGCCAGCAGCTCGCGGGCGCCGGGGAATCGGGCGCGGTACACGAGCTTGGAGCACAGGGCCACGGTCTTGGCCGCACCGAACGCGCCGGAGTAGAGGACTTCGGTGTACGCGCTGCGGATGAACCGCTCTTGCTTGGGCAGGAACTCGATTGTGTCGGGCGACACATGGGTCACTCCTGCAAACTGGGTGCGGTGGGCGTGTCAAACTGCGGCGCGCCGACCATCTGGACGCCGGCGAAGTTGAACGTGATCGACGCCTGTTGCTTCTGCTTCTCTTCGTCGACGGTGCGCGGGTTGCCGACGAATCGGGCGACGTACCAGAGGACGGTGCGCTCAGATCGGTTCTTGAGCAGATCCATGAACGCTGCGATCGCTTCCTGTTGCAGTTCTGGCGTCGACAGTGCCGCGAGCAGCTTCTTGTCGATATCGCGGTTCTTGACATCCACCTGGGGATCGCCCGTGATCTTGCTCGCCTTACGCAGCGTCTTGGGCTTGGTCTGGCCCATCAGAACCTCCCGGCTCGGCCCGGTCGTAACAGCACTCCACCACGGGCGTCGCTGCCACGCGATCCGGCTGAAAGGCCACCAAGTCCAGCCGTCGCTCCCGGCGATCCCGACTTGATCCTGTAGTCGTTTAGGGATGGATTCACATAGTCGCCCGCGTCGGTGCCAGCCGTCACGGTGTTTCGCAGGTCGCCGCCCGTCGCGGCATACCAGTTGTCGAACCCATCGACGTTCGTGGTGTTGCGGAGCCGGTTGCCCATGCAGAGAATCGGGATCTGCGCGGTGCCGTCGTAGAGGCTGAGGATGCCGGTCGTGCAGCCCGTAATGTGGTTGTTGACCACCTGCACGAGCCGTGTATGCGCCGCCGCCGCGAACCGGATTCCCGTGGTGCAGCCGACGATGGTGTTCCCGCGAATGTTGACTTCGTGGGTGGTGTTGGTGCTGCTCCAGTCGATACCAACCGCACTCGGCGATGCAAAGATGGTGCAGCCGTTGGCCATGCCCGCGTTGCCGCTGAACCAAATGCCGCGAGTAGGCGCGCCCCACACGCGGCAATTGGTGATGGTTCCACCGGACGAATCGACGGCGGTGTATGTTCCCGAGCCACCAGTAAGCACGAAGTCACAATCAATGGCGTCGCCAACGGTGCCAAGGGCACACGCTTCGGTGGTCGCGCCGGTGTTGGCGTTCTCGACTCGGCACGAAATGATGGTGCAGTTGGCGCCGAGGGTTACGGTGTTGTTGTTGACGTTCGCCTTCCACACGATTTGGCGAAGAACAGCGCCGTCAACGCCGGTCGCGTTGAGCCTGCCAGTGCTGCTGTAGTTCACAACCGGCCAATTCGTGACGTTCAGCGAGCCGTCAACGTTGTAGGTTGGTACGCCTAAATCGCCCTTGGCGGAGATACATCCAGCGATGGTGATGGGAGCCGTCGAGCCGCCGTCGCGGGTGGGCGCGTCGGTGCTGGTCAGGTTGATCTGTCCTCCGGCAGAGCAGATATTCACGTCGTCGTTCGCGTTGAGGGTCGCGCCAGCGCCCCACGCTGTCATGAACTGCGTCCAAGTCCACGCGCCAGTGGCACCGCTCGCGGCGGAGGTGGTTCCGTTGCCAAGACCATCCGCATCCGCTCGCACGTAGTACGTCGCCATGACTCACCTCACATCTGGCCGATTTCGATCGCCGTGGACACGCCGCTTGCGTTGACGACCTGGATCACGACCGCGAACGCGCCCTCTTGGTCGAGGTTGATCGTCCGGCGCTGCTGGGCCGCGGTGGCGCCGCCCGTGATGACCGGATCGTCGATGGGCGCGGAGTCGGTCGATGCGACGATCGTGTCACAGTGGGCGGTCTGCGCCGTGGACAGATACACCGGATCGCCGGACACCAGCACCTTGGACCCAGCGGTCAGGGCATACGAGCCGCGGTACTCGCCGCGAAGGAACTCGCCTTCCGGCTCTGCG